AATGGCAACAACATACATCGTAGACAAGGACGGGAATCAGATTGATGCCTCATCGGCTACCGTTCCTTCTGACCGTCACTTTCGTGGTGCATGGTCATTGAGTGGCAGCGTCATCTCTGAGGACATGGATGCAGCCAAAGCAATCTTCAAGGACAAAATCCGTGAAGTACGTGCGCCACTGCTTGAGGCAGAGGACGTAACCTACATGAAGGCACTTGAAGCTGGCGACAGTGATGCACAGGCTGCATCTGTAACAGCTAAGAATGCCCTGCGTAATGCACCAGCGGCATCTGCAATCACCAACGCTGCTGACATTGCAGCACTCAAGGCAGCTTGGGATACAAGCGTACTTGGCGACTCGCCTTACGCATAAGGAGATAAGTCGTGGCACTTACACAAGTCATAAATAAAGGCATTGGTGCTGGTAACACTGTTACTGGTGAAGGCAGTGCCACGACATCCTTGCAGCAGGGGTTAGTTAAAGTTTGGACATCTTTTGAGATGCAAGGAACAGCAGCAACCTTTGACAGCTTTGCTCACAGCAGTTTGACAGACAATGGCACTGGCGATGTTACGCTTACAAGCAGTGCTGTGATGGCAAATGTTTTGTATGCACACATTGGCATGGCTGGTCTTGATGGCAACAGTCTAGATTCAATTTCTCAATGTTACGGCCAGACGGTGCCTACAACTACAGCAGCAAGGTACGTTATTGCTTACGCTAATACGTCATTGAGTGACACTAAAAACTCTGGTGTTGCAAGACTGGGAGACCTCGCATAATGCCATACATAGGTAAATCCCCATCAGCCGGTGTTCGTAACCGCTACCAGTATCAGGCCACTGCCGGTCAGACATCATTCAGTGGCAGTGATGCCAGCAGTGGTGTCCTGAACTACTCAGACAGCCTGTACATGGACGTATACCAGAACGGTGTGCTTCTTGTACCCGGCACTGACTACACCGCTACGACAGGCACGACGGTTGTGTTGGTAACTGGGGCCAGCCTGAATGATACAGTTGAGATGGTTGTGTACGATGTGTTCTCTGTGAACAATGCCTACACAAAGACTGAGGCTGACACACGCTACCCATTCAAGGGCAACAACAGCATCATCCGCTTGAACGGTCAGACCATCAGCGCAGACATCACGATTGACAGCGATGAGAACGGTGTGTCGGCAGGTCCGATTACGCAGAGTGCCACCGTCACTGTTAACGGATATTGGAGCATCGTATGACCAGCGTATTGAATGTAGACACGATTGCTGACAAGGCGGGTAGTGGTCCGGTAGGGCTGACGAAGCAACATGCTGCGAAGGCGTGGATGCAAGCTGTTGGTGCAGGTACGAGTTACAACGATAGCTTTAACACAAGTTCTTTGACTGATATAGGCACTGGAAATATTAGAGTAACTTATACGAATAACATGTCTAACGATGACTCATCTCTAACTATAGGTCATCAATACACTGGCACAGGCGGTACAGGTGCTTATTTTGCGAATGCTGGTGCCATGACTACTTCAACACATGAACATGCACACTATGAAAATGCGGCGTTGAAAGACCCAGTAAAATATGATGGCACAATCCACGGAGACCTCGCATAATGGCAAGCATACTCAAAGTCGATGAAATGCAGGGTGTAACCGCAGCAGACCAGATTACAATTACTGCTGACGCTTCTGTGACAATGACGCTTCAGGAAGGTGTGCTGAAGCATTGGACTAATATCAATGGTACAGGCACTATCTCTACACGAGACAGCTTGAACCAAAGTTCTATCGTTGACCAAGCTACTGGCGTTTATCAGTCGCATTTCACTAGCGGTCTGTTATCAACAGATAATATCTGTGCATGTACAAACGGACACAGAGCCGAAGACCAAGCTATTGGTACAAGACAGGGCAACGTGACAACGGCACGAACAAGCTATCAGTCGCATGAACACACAAGCACGACAGATGAAGACACTGACAGTGTATTTGGCATGACCGTGGGGGTATTGGCATAATGGCTAGTGAACTGAGAGTAAACACCCTGAAGGATGCCAGCGGGAACAACAGCGTGGGGATGGCTTATGTTGCAGAGGGTAGCGCAAAGGCTTGGTTGTCTTACAAAGGCACTGATACTGTTTCCATACGAGACAGCTTCAATATAAGCGGTGTCGTAGACAATGGCACGGGAAATTACACACCTAGTTTTAGCAATGCTTTTAACAGTATAAGTTACAGTGCATCTGGTGGTGCTGGCTCAAGTAATTCTAATGGATTTGTTCGTTTAAATACGCCAGCAGCAGGTAGTCAGGACTTGGAAACAAGAGCAAGTAATGCTGGAACCAATTATGATGAAGCAGTTACACGCTTCACCGCACACGGAGACCTTGCATGAGCAAGCCCACCGTCACATCCGTGAAAGCTGAACTGGACACGCTTTCAGCCGTTAGCCAAGAGCGTTTCATTGAACTACTGAGCCGGGTCAAGCGCCTTGAAACCATCATGGTCGGGTCTGCTGGCACCACCATCGTCTTACTGATCGGCATCATTGTAAGTCAGTGATTACCGTCTTTGTCCTGATGGTGTTCATCGGGCTAGGCGAAAACGAAAAACTACATTCAGACAAAATGATTTTCCGCAGCCTAGTGGACTGCCAGTGGTATGCCGCACGCATCGTCAAGGTGTTTGGCAACTACGGCTACACGCGACCTGGGACTGAGAAAATCACGGCATATTGTTTGCCCAAAGAACTGCGGGAGGGTTCTGGCGAAAGGCTGTATTGATGGACCCTATTAGTGCGATGGCAACCGCCACGGCTGCCTTTAACGCTGTTAAAAAGGGCATCAGCATAGGGCGCGACATCGAAAGCATGGCATCCGATTTAGGGCGCTGGATGGGCGCACTGAGTGACCTTGACATGCTGGAAAAGGAAGCGAAGAACCCGCCGATATTTAAGAAATTGTTTGCTGGCCAGTCTGTCGAACAGGAAGCGATGACTGCTTTCGCAAACAAGCAGAAGGCGCAGCAAATGCGTTACGAATTGCAGCAGTGGATATCGCTGACAATGGGCAAATCCAAGTGGGACGAGCTGGTCGCAATGGAGGTTTCCATCAGAAAGCGCCGCAAAGAAACGCTGTATCGCCAGCGGCAGCGCCGTCGCAAGTTTGTGGAAATCGTGGCTTGGATACTCGTTGCCGGTGCAGGGCTGGCAGCATTGACAGCCTTCATTCTGCTGCTTAAGGCGCATACGGCACAGGCCCAAGCCGCTAATGACTTGACGGTCTGCCGCCTCACTAAGTGCATGAAGATAGAAAAGGATGGCACCGTGGCCTGCGTATATAAAGGCGCTTACAACACACAAGAGTTGCTTGTTTTTGCGCCGCGTGAGTTTCGGCCCAAGGAATTTTTGTGCCAGTGGCAAATTGACCAGCCACCACCGCCGAATATTTATGACGCACTTGAGGCAATAAAGGATAGCCGCAAGTGAACCGCATCATTTTTGGTGCAGACGATTATCTAAAATCATGGGCGGCAAAGCGCATTGGCATTGATCAGTTTGGGCCAAGCGTGGCCATAGGCGTGCAGCGTGATGATCAGATCATCTGCGCCGCGATTTACCATGATCTCAGAGAAGGGCAGATCGAGGCGTCAATAGCTGCATCCTCCCGGCGCTGGGCGTCCCGATCTGTCCTGCACACGCTGTTTGCCTACCCCTTCAAGCAAGTAGGGGCGCACCGGCTACTGGTGCAGTGCAGTGAGGCCAACGACAAGGCAATGAAAATGAACAAGCAGCTTGGCTTCGTGCAAGAGGGCAGGCTGCGGCATCTGCATGGGCCAGATGATGGCATCTTGTGGGGCATGTTGAAGGACGAATGTAAATGGATAAAGGGTCAAAGTAATGGGCAAGTCAGCGCCTTCACCACCACCAGTTCCTGATCCTACTGAACTGATCAACGCGCAAGCCAATGCGAACCGTATCACGCAGTTTACGCCTTATGGCAATCTGCTGTTCGGCTCCGTAGGCGACCAAGGCCAGTTTGTTCAGGGCGCAGTACCAGAAGACGGGCAGGCTGCCACGTTCACGCAAGAAACACCATTTCAGGCGCAGATGCGTGCGGCTACCGAAGGCACTGGGCTGGGGCTGGGCAACCTGGCATTCAATCGTGTCACAGGCCGACAAGTCATAGGCCAGAACGCTGACGGCTCACCGATCTTTGCTGATGATCCTGATTTCCAAAACCCGTTCAGAACAGCCCCGACACTGGCTGGCGTTCAGCAGTCACAGGACATTGACCCGACCACCGGCCTGCCTGCATTCCAGAGCCAGATCAGCACCACCACGCCTATGCCCACCAGCATCAGCACAGAGGGTCTGACGGCCTTACAGAGCGACCCAGAGGCGTTCCGCAGTAACATTGAGCAAACACTGTTCAACCGGCAGCTAGGGCTGTTACAGCCAGAGTTTACGCAGCAGCGTGAGGCGCTTGAACAGAACCTAGCTGACCGTGGCATCCCCATCACATCACAGGGCTATAACGACGCTGTGAACCGTCTGGAGACACAGCAAGGCGAACAGCTAGGACGGCTGGCACAGCAGGCCACACTGACGGCAGGACAGGAATCTGACCGGCTGGTCAACCAAGCACGCAACATCAGGGCGCAGCAGTTTGGTGAGCGTGCGGCTGGCGGTGAGTTCGGACTGGCGGCACAAGGCCAGGGATTTAGCCAGGCCGCGGCAAATGCACAGCTTGCCAACGCTGCACGCCAAGACACTGTGGCTAATCAACTGCTGTCTAACCAGATCGCCAATCAGGCACGCCAGCGCCAGATCGCAGAGCGTACAGCGTTGCGCGGTCAGAACTTTAACGAACTGGCAGCACTGCTGGGTGGCCCACAAATACAGCAGGGCAGTTTCTTTGCACCTGGCGGCATTGATACGCAGGGCGCGTTTGGCGCACAGATGGCGGCACAGCAAAACGCCTACAATCAGGCGATGCAAAACCGTTCAGCAAATCTTGGCGGCTTGTTTGGACTGGCTGGCAATCTTGGTTCAGCCTATCTGCTTTCATAGGGGTGATTGATGGTAAATCCTAGACAAATGCTTGGGCTGGGCAACGCACGCCCATCAATGCGTTACCAGCAGCTAAATCAGTCATTCCAGTCCGATCCACGCCGCATACTGGGCCAAGCGCTGATGCAGCAGGGTGCAAGCACTGCGCCGGTCAGGACGCCCCTGCAAGGGCTTGGCAGGCTGTCTAGCCAACTGATTGGCGCGTATCTACAGCGTCGGGCTGGTGATACACAAGTCGAGCGTGAAACCGCTATGACAGACCAGATTATGGGTATGTTGCCAGAAGACGCGACGGCTGGTCAGCGTGCTTTTGCAGCAGCCAACCCGGTGGCGTTTGCACAACTGGTTGGACAAGCACAGTTTGCGCCAACCACCTCATCTGAATTGGCTACTCTTGGCGACTTTACTGGTGTGAGAACCACACAGACCAATCCGATTACTCGCGCAACATCCAGTAGCATCGGCAACTTGGTACAGCCTCGTGCGGCTGTTGATAGGAGAACATCTGCACAGAAAAACGCAGAGGCTTTGGGTCTTGTCAAAGGGACGCCCGAATATAATGAATTTATTACAAAATCCGCAGCCCCTGACCGCACCACAAATATAAACATGACTAACGCGCCAGGCTCAAAGGCGACTGTTGATCTTGTTGGTAAAATCAGTGAGTCGGCAAGTTCGGCACAACAAACTTTGGGCCGTGTTGATCAAATGCTGGACTTGCTTGATGCCGGTGTTGAAACTGGTTTTGGTGAGGAGTTTTTGACCGGAATGCGCCGTGTTGGGCAATTGTTCAACCCAGATTATCAAGTCAAAGAAATTGCAGGCGCTGAAGCGTTCACGGCTAACGCCAATGCGTTAATCGGGCCTTTGGTGAAACAACTTGGCTCTAACCCGACAGACAAAGACTTGGCATTTTTTGTCACAGCATCACCAACTTTATCAAAAAGTATTGAAGGTAACCGGTTGCTGTTAAAGGCGCTGAAGCTGTCACAACGTCGTGAAATCATTCTGAATGAAGCTGCAAGTGACTTCATCAGCAAAAACCCAACGCTAGACCAAGAGGGGTTATCTGGCTACTCGCGGCTACAGAAATTTTTAACAGAAGTCAGAAATACTCATCCCGTATTCACGCAGGGTGGGCAAGCATTAGTAGCAGAATATCAAAGCATCACAGGCGAAGACCCGCCAGACCCATCGGCTGGAGATAGCGCTTTCGATGCCTTGATTAATCAGGGTTTCATTACTGAATAACGCGGGGCATCATCATGGCCGAAAGAAAAAGTGCTTTTGAGAGTTTGCAAGATACTAGGCAGGCGCTGAAAGATGCTGAGTTTGACAAAAAGTTGTCTCCAAAAGGCAAAGAACTGCTTCAAGCTATTGAGGCAGGCGCTTGGACTAGCCCAACGGTCAGCAACTTTTTGCAGGGGCTGACCTTCAACACCAGTGATGAAATTGTCGGGTGGATGCGTGGCAAAATTACTGGCATCCCCACTGACGTGGGCATCGACATAGAACGCGCCCAGCTTGAGGAATCCAACCCAGAACGACCTGTCATGTCTACGGTGGAGCAATTAGCAGGCACCGCTGGCAACGTCTACCTAACACGCGGTGGCGCTGCAAGAGGTGTGACAGGACAAATCTTGCCTGGCATGGCATATGGCGGCGCTTTTGGATTTGGCGGCAGTGAAGGCTCTGTTGCAGAAAGGTTGCCCGACACTGGCGTCGGCATGGCCGTTGGCGGCGTTACAGCGCCAGCGGTAGAATTGGCATCACGCCCTGTTGCAAATTTGGCTGGCAGCGTAGGGCGTATGCTGCGAGGGCCAAAGACACTTGCCAATCAGCAAGCGCGTGAACTTTTAAAAGAAGCACTCGAAAATGACGCGCAGTCGGTTGAGGAAGCTGTGCTGTATGTGCTGAACAAAAACACGACTGGCAAGCCTTACACGCTGGCTGACCTGGGGCCAAACAGTCAGGCACTGCTTGATGCTGTCAACGTCCTGCCGGGGCCAGGCAAGGGCGCAGCACAGCGGTTTTTACGCTTGCGTGACCAAGGCGTTTTGGGCCGTTTATCAACTGATTTGCAAGATGCTTTTGGCAGTCGCGCATCATTTTTTGATGAGTTCAAAGCGCTACAAACAGCACGCAAAACAACGGGCGACAAACTCTATGCGCGTGCTTACCGCAAAAATGTCCGTATTAGTGGTGATCTTGAACAGATATTCAGCCGTCCTGCGGTGCGCTCTGCTTTAGATCGTGCTTATCAAATTGCCGCAGAAGAAGGTGTTAATCTGCCCAAATTCAATGTCGCTACAAACGGTAAATTGATTGGGCCACAAGGCAGTGTTGTTCGCACGCTGCCAACCAGGTTTTTGCACTATGTGAAACGCGGCTTAGACGATGAGGCTTTTAACGCACGCGCCATTACCAGCAATGCTGGTAAAGATTATGCTGGTGCTGTAGCTGGCACGCGCAGAGCGTTTCTTGAACTGCTTGATGATGCCAACCCCACTTATCGAATTGCCAGAAATTACTGGTCAGGCAAGTCGGCGGTGATGGATGCCATGACTGAAGGTCAGAACTTTCTGCGTGCAAACCCAGAGGAACTGGCTGATATGGTTGGAGACTATTCGCAATCACAACTTGAGGGCTTTCGCCTGGGTGCCATGCAGGGCATCTTAAACGAGATTGACAGCGGCGCTGAACGCACAGCAGCGCAGCGTTTGGTGCGTAGTCCGATGCGACAGAGATTATTGCGCTTGACCTTTCCACAGACTGAAGAAGGCAAGGTTGCTGCCGACAAGTTTCTGAATCGGCTAAATGATGAAATCATTATGCGTGACACATCACGCGGCATTCTGGGTGGCAGTCAAACAGCACAGCGTGGCGAGTTTGTCAGCCGATTGAAAGAAGGCGCGGCACGCGATCCAGCGACGGGCCTGACAGATTTGGTCCGTCGTTCAATCAGTGCAGATTTCAAAGGGCTGGAAGACGCACAACTGCGTCAGGTGGCAAATGAGTTGTCTTCAATGTTAACAGCAACAGGCGAAGCAGACTTGCAGGCCATTCAGCGTGATCTGCAAGGCAAGGGCATCAAAGCCGTGCTGAAAAAGCACGCGCCGACAGTTTTGCCTCGTTTGACTAGGTTAATCGTCAACCCACAAGTGGCAGCGGGTGGTGCTGGGTCAATGTCATCAAGCATCGGTGCTGGTGATGCAGCAATGGAACTGATGGGTCGAGACGCACGTTAGTGGCCCAGAAAAGGCTGGAGAGGTCGAGCGAGTTTGAGCGCTACGATCTTGATAATGATGGCGTGGTTACTGACGCAGAAATAGAACGCGCCCGTGAAATCCGTGAGACAGAAGACAAGAGCCGCAAGCACTTGGCGCAGCTACGGCTAGCCAGATTCGCACTGATGGGCATGGGCGTTTACACGATCCTGCTGTTCATGCCGTTCATACCAGACACGCGCATCAAACTACTAAGTGAGGTCAGCCCACTGCTCTACATCAGCTTGTCTGGTGTGGTGGGTGCCTACATGGGCTTCACACAAATGGGAGACAAAAAATAATGCTTGGAGTTTTGGCAAGCATCCTTGGCAACGGGGATGTCATTAAAAAGGGCATGGACTTAATTGATGATGTCCACAGTTCTGATGAAGAAATGGAGCGCGTGAAGGCGCAAGCCAAGATAGACACGATGGCCGCATATGCACCCTTCAAGGTGGCCCAGAGATACCTCGCCTTAATGTTCACAGCTACGTTCTTGGCATCGTTTGCGCTCGTGCTGGTGATGACGCTGATGGGCGAAACAAACATCCCCGACATCAAACAAGTCATTGATGATTTCTATTTGGGCGAGGCCATGCTGACCATCCTCGCGTTTTACTTTGGCGGCGGGATGCTTGAAGGCGTTGTTGGCAAGGTGAAGGCAAAGAAATGAAACTGACCAAAAACTTTTCGCTTGGCGAGATGACCAAAAGCCAGACGGCTTTGCGACGGGGCATCGACAACACGCCGACGCCGGACAAACTCGATCCTCTGATTTTGCTTTGTCAAAAAGTCCTACAGCCTGTGCGCGATCACTTTGATCGTCCGGTGACAATTACCAGCGGCTACCGCAGCCCAGAGTTGTGCGCGGCCATTGGCAGCAAGATCACAAGCCAGCACACCAAGGGCCAAGCCGCAGACTTTGAGGTGCCGGGTGTGAGCAACATGGAGGTCGCACAGTGGATCGCTGACAACTGCGAATTTGATCAGTTGATCCTTGAGTGTTTTACCGGCGGCAACACCGGCTGGATACATTGCAGCTATGTGCATGAGCCGCGCAAAGAGTTGCTGACCTATGACCGCGAGAACGGTTATCGCAAGGGGCTGTTGGATGGCTAGAAGAGCGCCAGCCAAGGGCAAGGCCAAGGTCAAGGTCACTGCCACAGGTAAGCGCGTCAGTTACGGCCAAGCTGGTAAGGCAAAAGGTGGCGGCCCACGGGTGCGCCCTGGCACTAGCAAGGGTGACAGTTATTGCGCCCGGTCAGCCGGTCAGATGAAGAAGCACCCAAAGGCCGCACGCAATCCAAACAGCCCGTTGCGCCTGTCACGCAAGCGCTGGAAATGCGTTGGCAAAAAATCACGTCGATAAGGAGCAAAGCGATGCCAAACGTGCGAGGCAAAAAATACCCTTACACAAAGAAAGGGGTGGCAGCGGCCAAGAAAGCAGCCGCTAAAAACAAGCGCAGAGTGCGGCCTAAAATGCGGAGAGCATAGTCATGCCGCCGCGCAAAAAATCAGGGGAGCCGAAGCCCACAAACCCCAAACTGTATGCAACCGTGAAAGCAGCAGCCCGGCGCAAGTTTGATGTCTACCCATCTGCCTATGCCAACGCTTGGTTGGTCCGCGAGTATAAAAAGCGCGGCGGCAAATACAGGGGCAAGAAACCGACATGAGCCTGACCAAATGGTTCAAAGAAGACTGGGTTGATATCAGCGCACCAAAAAAAGGTGGCGGCTATAAAAAGTGTGGCCGCACATCTTCAGAGCGTGGCAAGCGTGGCTATCCCAAGTGCGTGCCAGCCGCAAAAGCAGGGCGCATGAGCAAGTCGCAGATCAAGTCTGCGGTGCAGCGAAAGCGGTCTAAAAAGCAGGGCGTAGGTGGCAAGCCGACTAACGTGGCGACGTTTGCAAACAGGCGTAAAGCTAGGGCTTAAATTCAGTCCAGTTTCAGTCCAGTTTCAGTCCAGTTTTCTGGCTACCAACCCCTGCCAACATTTCCCAAAATGCCCCAGAAACAGCCAATTTTGTTGGTCAAAAACCAGTAAAATCGGGCCTGTCACGCCGGAGGCCGCGGGTTCGAGTCCCGTCACTCCCGCCACCCCCAAGTCCAAGCATAGCTTCAAAAACAAGCCCTCGGCCTAAACCGGCTGGGGGCTGTTTTTTTGTGTCAGTCCAGTTTCAGTCCAGTTTTATTTGCAGGGTTTGACTTTTTATGTCAATATGCTCTTGTTGATACATCAAATGGGAGCAAAGCAATGAAGGACTTACCAGTAAGATTTCGTGCCGACAACAACTGCTATTGCATCAATGCAAGCCGCGTAGGTCGAAGTGATAAGTATGGTAGTTTTGCGACAAGGGATGAGGCGTTAGCAGAAGCAGAAATGCTCAAGGCCAAGTTCCTTACAGGCATGATTGCCCAGCCCGTGAAAATTAAAAGTTGCGCCAACGCTGCTGCCGCATTTTTAGAATCACAAATGCGCCGTGTTGATGATAAGGAAATCGCACTGTCGCATTTCAAAGAAACAAAACGCGGTTTGGATTTCGCATTGGCCATTCGAATTGATGGTAAGATGTTCAGTAAGCACGCGCTGGACAAGCTGATCACAAAAGCGAACAAAGATGATTTGGCTGCTGCTTTCAAACGGGCGATCAAAAGCGAAAACAAAAGCAAAGCAACAGCCGAAAAACGCATTAAGGCGTTAAAAGCGTTTTTGAATTATTGCCAGGCAAAAGGGTGGATTGACATCAACCCGCTAGACAAAGTGTCTTTTGGTTTATCAACAGAGATTGCTGATCGTGCGCCAAAGATACAGCCCAGCACTGTCCAGCAACTTGTGACAAAGGGCTTGACCGGCGAGACATTGACAAGCCGTGCGATGGTGCTGACAGCGTTGTCGTCTGGAATCCGTCAAGGTGAACTGCGTGCATTGCCGTGGCGCTGTGTTGACTTCAAGGAAAGCACGGTGCGAATCGAGCAAGCTATCAAGACAGAAACCAGTGAACTTGGTGAGCCAAAAACAAAGCGCGGTTTTCGCACCATCCCCGTGCCAAGTGAGACAATGCAATTACTGCGTGAACTAAAAATGCAAAGTCGCCATACAAGCGATGACGATCTGGTGTTCGCCACAGCCGCTGGATTGCCAAAGCAGAAAAAAACACTGCGTGAACTGATTGAACGTGCATCAAAGCGTGCCGGTATTGAGCGCATGGTCTGGGGTGACATGAGACACTTTTTTGCAAGTGTCCAACTGTCTGCCTTGGGTGAGGATTGGGCAGAGGTTGCAGCGTTGATGGGTCACAGCAACCCATCATTCACATATCGCCAGTATGGTCACTATTCCAAGAATGAGGCGAAGCAAGAAAAGGCGCGGTCAGCCGCTGCCAATGCAATATTTGGATAAAAGAAAGGGGCGCTAGTGCGCCCCTCTCACAATGTCCCAGATTCTTTGCAGCCAGTTTTTAGTTGGCGGCTTCACATTTAAGGGCTGGCGTTTAGCTGCCCATATGCGTTTCATTTTTTTGCTATGTGCGGCACGCTTTTCAGGCGTCCATGCTGCTTTGTGTTTGTTCATCAATCCCACCTAATTTCACAATTTCGGCACGCGGTATGAACCACCGTGAACCATCTTGAATGGCCGCTATCTGGCCATCCTTAATCCAGCGCCTGACGCGCTTGCGGCTGGCCTCGCTGTAGCCTTCACCGAATAGTGCATCACACGCCTCTCTGACCGTCAGTAGAGCGCTAGTAGCCATTCTTAGTTGCCTCGTAGCCTGCCGGTGG